GTTGTTACCGTTGGTGAAGGCGATGTTTGTTGCTTTTCTCAGGCCAGTGTCACCGGCATTCAATGGAATAAACCAAACCGGCGCGGTATGTGGAATAGTGCCGACCGCAGAGCTAATTCTAATCGCAAGGTTGGGCGCGGTTTCGGCAGCATTGCCATCCTGATCTTGATAAGTAAGCTGGATGTTCGCTGCGGTAGTGCCGAGCGCAACTGTAGTGTCTCCAGACATGAAGTTACCGGGGGCCGTAGTCGCTGTCTGATACCGAGTGGGAACGCCGGTGATGGGGTTGTTCGTATTATTGTAGTTGAGGTTGACGTCCCACAGGTAGTCCACCAACATCAAAGACCCTGCTGCAGTTGTTGCTGCGCCAACGCCCGCGCCACTGATGAAGAATGTGGTGTTTGTTCCGGCATCTGATATTTGCCTGAACCCACCCAAAGACGTATTGGTGTAGACAGTGCCACCGGGGTCGGTCGCACTGGAACCCGGAGCGGTCGCGCTAACGGGAACGGCTACCCGGCGGAACAGCCATGCTGATGCGGATGTTGCGGGCTGGGTAACGCCGGTCTTGTAGAAGTTGAATTTCTGACCAAGGCCACCGTATTTTACGTCATCAATGAGGGCTTCCAGTGAAGCGAAGCCCGCGTTCAACTGATACTGAGGACGCGCAGCGACTCGCAGGAAATTGCGAGCTCGTGAAGCAGAGAATTCGAGAAAATTACCAAAGTAACCGCCACGAATAGGGCCGCAGAAATCTCCACCCGCACAGGCATACACCCTCCCCGGAACGCCAGCAACAGGAACTGGCGGGCCATACCAATTCCGCATCTTCATTGAAATACCTTCGACGGTCTCAGTCCCAAGCCACCGCTCCAGCTTTTGTGCTGGCGTAGCTCTCAACAAATACCTGTCGAGGTCAACAGTGTTACCTGAAAATACGTTTTTTATGCTACGCAAGAGCCAGCCCAGCCTTCAACGGGCTCCGGAACAACCCAAGAGCCCGAGCCATCAGGAACCGGATTAGGTAAGCCGTAATCCGGATGCACAAACTCAATAGTAACGCCGCACAAGGGGCAGTTGAAAGTAACCCCATGTGGTGCGTCAGAAACTACTGAAAAATTATGGGCCAACTGTGAAGACTCCGTTCGTGCCATCCAGCGTCACGGCGAACGTATCGCCTGAAGTCAACGTGATGGACGATCCGTAGTCCCAGTAAGCAATCGGCTGCGAAGTCGTGCTGTCCCAGAGAATCGCGTAGCGGAACGGCCCAACAGAGCCGGTAGCCGTCCACGTTGCCGGGGAATTCAACACCAACTTGAAGACACCCGCCGCCTGCGTAGATGTAGACGTTGTTGCAGCATTGCCCCCTGCCGTGTATCCGTTGCCGGTGGCAAGATCGGTCGTGCCCGGGGTGAAGGTGGTGTCAGCAATAGTGACGGTATTCGACAGCGCAACCTTCCACGCATCGGAGCCAGCGTTGATGCCCTCAACGAGGAACTCAACACCAGAGGTGTATTTGACATAAGAAGCGGTTGGCATTTCAGATTTCCTCTAAAAGAAAAGTGACAGCCACTTCGGCGGCTTCACTCAAATTTACGATCAATGGCGCATCAACTTCACCGGTTGTCATTTGCCTCTTACTGATCGCATACACCCGATACTTCTCCTGCGCTCCGAGAGATATCTTGATCAACGGAGACGCCGCAGAGCCGGGATCATTGATAGCGTAGCTCCATCGCACCCGAACACGCTTTCCTGCTGCAGGGGTGTATATGGTTGTGTTACCAGATGCGGTAATAGTGCCGACAATGTGAGTAAACTCTTGTTCAGCACTATCGCCGTCATAGTAGTAGCTCATGCCACTGCCGACCACCCCAGCCATATCAGCCGATCTTCGCTTTCAGGCTTTCGAGTGCGTCTTCGATTGACTTCTTCTTTGCCGCAAGCTCGGAAATCTCTGCCTCGATCTCATCTTTTTGTTGCTTCAGTTCGGAGTCTGCTTTGGCTTTGGCCACAACCAGATCGCGCTCAACAGAACGCAGATCGTTGGCGGCAACCTTCGCCCGCTCATTGATTGCGGCCACCTTCTCAGCGACCTCGGCATCGATCTTCTCGATATGAGCTTTTGCATCCGCCAGATACTGGTCGTAACCCTGTTGGGCAACGGCTTGGCTTTCCTTCAACTTCTGGATGTTTGCGGCGACGGACTCACGAACCGGATCGATGCGGGCCTCTTCGTCAGCGATTTTCTGCTGAACAACCTGAAGCTGCCGTTCGATGGTAGCAACGCCGCGCTTTAACTCTTCCTCACGATCAGCGGCCTCAATAACCGCAGGCAAAGCCTGAAGCATCGGTGCCCACAGATCGTAAAATTTCTGAAGCTCTCTTGGATTGAGATTCATGTTCGCCTCTAGCCGTTAGCCATGCCAGCCTGCACGGCGGTCATTGTTGCGGTTCCGCTCACCCAGACAGTCACGTTAAGTCGAATCGCCGTCACCGGGTAGGCGTAGTTTCCGTCGAACGAGGTCGTTTTACTGACCATCGTTGCGTGAGAAAACCAGTTTGCCGTAGCCGGATCAAACGTGGGAGACCAGATATCATCAAACGTATGCTGCACCGTGTAGGTCAGGGAAGCGCCAGCACTGAGGCTGACGCCCAACCCGACATTGAACGGCGAGATGTACTGGTCGAGCGGAAGGGTTGCGGATACCGCAACCGCGCCAACTGTTACTCGAATGGGTCTCACGACACCCCCTTATTAAGCGTCAGCGAACGGGGTAGCAACAACTCCGGAGCCGAGGGCAATACCGTTGACCATGTACTTCAGCGCGTCGATGGCAAAAATCTGCACCCACGTACCCGCAACGCCACCGGTGGTGCCACCGTTGAAGTTGATGAAGTCGTTGGCCGCTGCTGCGGTGTAGGCCACCAGCGCATTCGTGGTGTCGGTGTCAACGCCAAGAATCGTGCCGATGAACTTGTCGGTGCCGTTGGTGCTGATTTTCAGGCTGCTGGTGGCGATGGTGGTCGGAACCCAGATCGTGTAGACCACACCTTCGTTGTTCAGGGTGTTCGGGTCGTTGCCCGGGCCGGACGAAACCGAGTTTGCAGCGGCGTTGATTTGGGGCAGGGTCAGCGTAACGTCCGCCGCCAGAGTGCCGCCAATCGAGAGAATGCGGCCAGCGTGCGAAGTGGGGTTCAGGGTGGTGCTGGAAGTGATGCTGACGATGGTGGACGGGCCTTGCTGAAACAGACCGCCAAGCGAGCGAATCGGGCCGTCAAAAGTCGTAATAGCCATGAATATCTCCGTGTGTTAGCACATCCCCGTATCGTCTCTAACAAGTCTGCCCAGCCAGTCGATACGAGTGAAATCTGGGGTCTATAGCCTTTATATCAGATAGACCCGCAAAAGAAAAGAGCCCCCGAAGGAGCCCTTTCCCAAACCACACAGCGCTGTTACGCGCCCGGAGAGCCGAAAGCGCCCAGCGGGTCAGACCAGCCGAAGCTGTAACGCTCACGAGCCTTGTAGCGCACGTTGCCCGTGTCGAAATCGCCGTCCATGCTGTTTGCCAGCGGGGTGCGGACGAAGTGCTTCATGCCGTTCGGAACGTCGGTGCAAAGGAACCAAGCGTTGGTGTCTGTCAGGTAGTGGTTGACAGAGTAACCGCCCGGGATTGAACCGTTGTTCTTCAAAGCATTGATGTCGTTGTTGTTGGTGCCGACACGCAACTCAGTTTCGAGCAGGCGGGTCGCAACGAACATCAGGCTCGGCGGAACGATCAGCTTGCGGGGTTTAGCCGCAATCAGCAGACCGCGCTCATCCGTCCAGCCAGCGATTTGAATGACAGCGGCCTCAAGCGAGGTCTCATTCAGATCGGCAGCGGTGGTCGGCTCGTTGCTGTTGGTGCCACCGGATACCAGCGGGTGTGCGGTCGAAAACAACTCAACACCATCGCCACCTTTGTAGGTGGACGAAAAGCCGTTGTTGAGGATGTTCGCGCCCTTGACCTGCTTGGTATAAGCCATGGCGCGAGCCAGAGCTTTGGTATACCGGGCCGACAGGGTGTCGTACAGGTTGTCTTCCATCGCCTCTTCGGTGATGGCGAAACCCAGTGCGATGGTTTCGTGGTTGTAGCGGGCAGTCCATGCTTCCTGTGCGTTGTCATACGCAATTGCGTTGCCCTCGTTTTTCACGGGGGCGGCGCTGAAGCCGGACAGCTTCTGCTCTTCCTCGAAGGAACGCTCGGAGGTTTCGGTCTCGAAAATCTCCTTGTGTTCTTCGCCGTAGGTCTCGTACTGCATACCGAACAGCGCATTCAGCCCGGGGAGGAGTTCTTTAAGTAGCTGGGAACGAGAAATTGCCATGATTCATGGTCTCCTTATACGCCAGTAGCGTTCTGATACTGGTGCATACCGAAGTTCCACTTCACGATCACTTCAGTATACGAGCCCAGCGAGTTACGGGTGTCCGAAACGACATCAACGATGCGAACGGGCAGGGTGTTGGTCGTCGCCGTGGTGGCCGAGATTGCAACCAGCGAGTCGCCAGTGAAGGTCGATCCGGTGTTGTCCACCAAGGCGGCGTTGAAGCCAACTGCGGCTTGCGTGACGCCACTCATCGTGGTGCCGCTCGAAACAACAGCGACCTTGAACAGCGCGTCGTAGTCATCGACCACATACGCTTGGATGTCCGAGGCAACGGTGGCGGCGGGGAAGTATTGCTTGAAGACCTTCTGATTGCTGTTCGGGTCGGTATAGGTGCAACCAACAAAAACACCAACGGGGGTCATGGCAGAGTCAGCCGGATCACGGGTGATGTAGCCACTGGTCAGCTTGACGGCATCCCCGAAGAAAATCGAGGTGCCCTCTCCGCTTGCAATAGCGATCAGACGGGTCGAACCAGCGTACACCTGCCCACCAATCAGATTGATCGGCTTCAAACCGTACGGCTTGTCAATCGTGGGGTAAGCCATTGTTTAAGCTCCTGTAGTTACCCTCGTGCGCTGCGACTTGTGGTCGTGTGTTTTTCACTAAACAGCGGCATACGAGGATCGTTTTCTCTCATGAGGTTTGCGTCTACTGCCTGAGCCTGCTTCCGGGTCATATCAGCGTAATAAGCGTTCCGCTGGTCAACCATGTCAGTGGGCGTCTTGCAGAGCATCAAACCGCCAATTTCTACGTTCCCAGAACTTTTTCCAAAATTCTGGAGTTCCGGATGGTCTTCGACTTTCACCGGCTCCCATCCTTCAGATGCTTTTGCGGCCACGTTCTTGCTATCAGCCTGACCCGCGAGGGAAGTTCTGACGTAGCGGAACTTGTAACCGTCTTGTGGTGCTGGCGACGGGAGCAGTGTCGGGGGTGTCCAGACGCGCTTCCGAGCAGTTTGTTCGCGTGTTTCTTGTTCACGATTGTTACGATCAGACATTTTCTTCACCTTTCCGTATTGATGCGACGTAGCGTTCAAGCGGTACCCCAAGTCTTTTTGCCATAGCGACCTGAGTCTTCGTCAGTTTGATCTTGCCAGACGATGGCTCCGTTCTCCCTGCTGACGCAACAACTGTAGAAGGTGGCTTCGTTTGACCGAACTTGTGCGGGAACGACTCCCGAATGCGAGCATTAACTTGCTCGAAGTAGACTTCAGACCCAGCCTGATATCCTTTGGATACAAGCTCGTCGTGAATGCCCAACGCAGCACCGCGCATGACAGGATCAGTATCGAACCACTTATTGCTCTCTACCCACCGACTGGTGCGTTCGTCGGGGATGACCTGTGGAATTCGTTCTACATCAATATTCTGCTGTTGTAAAGGCTCTTGATACTTCGGTTGGTAATTATCTACCTCCCGTTTCTCAACAGAGAACATGGCGAGCTTCCTCTGAGCAGCCAGCATCTTATCCACATCGCCGGTCTCATGGGCCTCTTTGAAATCCTTTTCGGCG